GTGCTGTGATCAGTAGTCGCAAATGAGATGAACTGACTCTATGTCAATCGTTGGATGCAACTTAGAGCAGATGGCGTAAGCCTCAGCCTTTGTTTCCCTGACATAGGACAGCAACTGATAGCGGTCCTGCTTCGTGTCCCATCCGTAGACACCCCAGACAAAAAGCTTTTGTTCGGCCATTGGTTCCTGAATTGAACTGATGCCAGCATTGCAGATCGGTGGCCCATTGCCCGAGTTTGCCCCACATTTCTTAACATTCTCAACAAGAAGGGCTTATTGAGAATCGCACAGATTTTTTGATAATACATGAGAACACGCGCACAGGTACGCGCCCGCACACGCCCACACGCGCGTTACCTGTTACCCCTGCCCACCCCCTGCGTACCTGTCCCTTCCGCAGATACGCAACGCTCCAAACCCACTGCGCCGCAACGGTTCTCGGCTGGCCATGGCTCGGTTTGGACATAGATTCTGGACACGCCAGGCCGACCACCCCACCGGGGGGAGAACCGGGGCCGACAACAAGCGTAAGGACTTCACAAATTTCTACCAAAATCTACGGGTGGCATGTATAAGCCCCAGGAAAGGCCCTCTGAGGAGCCGTAGGTGCAACGACACCTGCGGGGAGTCAGAGGGGTGCTCCTGGACCTTCCAGAGGCCTCTCAGCCTTATCCACGGCTTTGGGCGCAGGCGTGCCATAATACCCAGCCGCCTGAAGAACACGCAGAGCTTCGTGGTAGTAGTACGAATCAATGGGAGCCACAGCCACCACACGCTTGGCCTGATCAAGAGTTAAAGACATTGGTCAACGAGGGAAGATGGTTAATGAGAATGGTTTTGATCTCTTGAGCGATCTGTCGATGTTCCAGCTGAGTCTCCACGCCAGTACGCACCGAAAGGTAATGGATCCACGAGCGGATCGTCCCAGACATATAAAGGCGAGTAGGACTGTTCATGGGCAGGACCTTTCTGGCACACTCCTTTGCCACCCCCAGTTCGAGGAGACGCTGATACGCCAGCGTTGATTGTTTAATCACATTGGCACAGAGTTGCTCTGCCTCAACAATTACTTCCGGCTCTAGATCATCAAAACTGTTCTGGCGGTTCTTGGTGTCTTGCCTCCGCATTTCGGGAAGCTCTGGCCTCAGCTGAACCTCCGCATACCGCTGCGAGAACTCCTGGAAGGAGAACGACCTATGACGGAGGATCTGTGCCGAGATGTCACGGGTCGTGTTCACCTCAAAGCAGGCGCTGGCCATCTCAAAGGGACTCCAGTGCTTATGCTTAACCAAGTAGTCGATCAACCGTTCTGGGTTGGCATTGGCTTCTTGGTTCGTTGGGTTGGATACCCGAGCACAGTAGGTAATAATGGATTCAGCATCCGGTGTAATCCAGATGAGCTTTGTTTGAGGCATTTATTGGAGGAGGGATGGATACTATGACTATTATGACTAATATAGTTGTTATTACTGCTGTTGCTACTGTTGGGGGATGGTGGGGCTATTATAGCTCAACTATGATTGCGACTCAGTGTCCGAAGAACTGCGACTCTCCTCCGCTCCGCTCCGGAGACTCTTGTTCTGCTGAGTCTAGTCATAGTGTTCAACTATAAATACAATGGACAGTAAAGGGGGGTTGGGGTGGGGTCTGCTCCGCGTCAGTCCCCCTATCGGGGGTCTTCCTTGGTCTTCGGGGCGCCGCTTGCGCGGCTTCCTCAGAGGTACCCCCCTCTTTCCCCCCTAGAAGCAAGCACCTTTTTTTGGGAAACCGGGGTAAACCGGGGTTAATCGATGTGTCTTTTTAGGTTGGTGGTCTCCTTTTTAGGTCCAGGAATAGACACCGGAGTCCACGAGAATATCATCCGTGGAGAGGTCAGAAAAGCTCTTTCCGGCAACGAGCATGTCGGTAGCAAGGGTCGGCTGCTCCAAAAAGGCGTCGATCATGGTGTTCCATTCGTGTCGTTTGTTTTGGATATGAGCCTCCTTTGCGGAGATAGCAAGGACATCCTGAAAGTGTTTAACCCCAAGGGCAAGTGCGTCAATCCTGTCGTCGTGGCGGACGGCCCCCTTTTCCCGACACATGCGGGTCAGCTGGTACATCAGCATCCGTGGAAGGCGTTCTTCGGGTGCCTGCTCGGGGTTGCTGCGGTAGTCCCAATCGATGAGGCGTTGGTCAATGATCAGTCGATGCTGATTAAGGACCGGCTCCAGGGTATCGATGATGCGGTCTTCTTTTCTTGTGGTGGCGCGTGACTCCTCAAACGCCATCCCAACCTTCATTTCTTGGGCGTGTTTCTTCATCAACTCCATCACCGCCCCGTCACCAAAGTTGGATTCGATGAGACACATCTTACTGCCGTATTGGCGGCTGCGTCTAAGGATCTCCCTTAGGGTGGTGTCGGAGTACCCATCCTGTGTAGCAAAGATGTCTCGGATGAAGAGGTAGCCGTTGATCTGTGACAGGATGATGGAGACAGTTTCGTCCTTGCCCCTACCGGATGGGTCAACTGCCGTGATGGTGTCGTTCCAGGGGATGTATTCTGAGACAGCCTTTGGCCTATGCCACCGATCACCAGGAAGGGCAACGGCGGGAAGATCGAGAAGGGTCTCCTTGTCAGAACCCCAGATCACATCCGATGGCCCCTTTTGTGGGTCTAGTGGCAGCACGGAGAAGTCACTGAGCTTTAGGGGGAACTTGAGGGCGTCACTCAGGCTGGTATCCAGCATAAACTGAAGCATAAAGTTGCTTCGGCTCATGCTTTGTTCCCGCTCCAGAAGGTTGATTTCCGAAAAGCGAGTGTCCGTTGGAGTCCAGGAAAGTTTGTCCAGGCCCTCGCGGTTGATGTCGTCTTGGAGGTCCTTGGCCAGCACGTCCTCGTATCCGACAAGGGACTTTGGATAGCGAGCAGGCCAGACCATTGGTTGGTAGTTGCGTTCCCGCAGAGTCCGGTAAATGGTAAAAGTAGTCTGTGGTGTTCCAAGAAACACGATACGGCTGTCCTGCTTGGGGGTCAGCACGGACTCACCCTCCGTCACGAGCTGAAGCAGCTTCTCCCGCATGAGGTCGGTAGCGGAGTTGCTTGGGACTTCCACGTCATCAAAGATGATCAGGTCAGCACGAGAACCGGTAAGCTGGCCCGTGATACCAACACTTTTTACTGACGGTGACTGAGCAGGCCGACACCCACGCACATCAAAGGACACACGACTCCAGCGTTGGTCATCGTCCTGTGGGGTCAGGTGGTTGAGCCAGGGGATTTCAATGAGGCACTTTTGGCAGAAGATGGTGAAGTCGTCGGCACGTTGCTTGCTGGCCGACACCACCATGATCTTCTTGTCGCTGTCCCGAAACAGGATCCAAAGGGTAAAGGCAGCAGCAATCCAGCTCTTTCCTAGTCCCCGAAATGCTTGGATCTGGAGACGCTTTGGGCCGCCTTGAAGATAATCCGCAATGGCGATCTGTGCTCTTGTTGGACGAGGCAGGTCTAGCGACTTCCATACAAGAGACAGGAACAAAGGGAAACTAGCCCGTAGACGCTCCTCTAAGGCTGCTGTTTTTTGATTCACGATAGAATGTACCTGTAAGGGGATAAAGGGGCCCAGGAGAAGCTCCTAGACCCCGATGGTGGCTATTTACGCTTCTGGCTCTTCCCAGCTTTGGAAAGGGCAATCGCAATGGCCTGCTTTTGGGGACGACCCTCTTTTACCATCTTGGAGATGTTTTTGGAGACGGTTTTTTTTGAGGAACCTTTATTCAGAGGCATGATTAATTACACTTCCAACGTTTAAGGGCTAGGGCTTTGCGAGTGGGTTTGCCGTTCTTTTCCATCGGTCCTTTGACGCCGCTCATGCGAGCACAGAAGGACTTCTTGCGGGGACCGCCCTGCGGCTGAGGGGCCTTAAGATTAGACCCCGTTGCCGCGTTATATTTAGCTCTGCCTTTGGCAGTAAGGCCGCCCTTGCGGGACTTTTCGCCTCTGCCAAGAGACAGGCTAGGATTTTTTTTGGACGTGGCCACTACTCGCCTTTCTTCTTGGTATTGTAGCGCTTACCACGCCAGCTGAATTCTTTGGCGCCGGAACTACGAGCAGCCTTGAATGCCTCATTAAAGGACTTCTTGTTGAAGGAAGCTGTAGTGGTCTTTTGGGTGGGACCCTGCTTGGGCTTATAGTCGCCCCGCTTGAGGGCAGCCTTGAGGGTACCATCACCCGTGTTGTAGGCCTGAAGACCTGCTTTAACTGCTTCAATATGCAGGTTGCCTTTAAGGCCTCCCGTTAGCAAGCGAGCAGCGCGAGCAGCCTTCAGCGTGCCCTCCATGTTCTTCATGGCGGAACGGGCATTGCGCTTAACCTGAGCATCCTTTACGGCCTGCTTGCCTCGTGCTTCGGCCTTGGCCTGGGCGCTGGAAGACAGGGTGCCAGGTGCCTTGCCTTGTCCAGTCGTTACCTTTGCAGAGCCAGCACCGCTAGGCTTACCATTAGAAGCAGAGGTGACATTTGCAGTGCTGGTCTTCATGCGGTTACTGCGCTGCTGAGAGGTGGTAACCTTGGCCTGACTGATGGACTGGCGATTGGCTCGGCCAGGATTCTGACCCGTGGTTGGGGGCTTGCTAGCCGAACGGGTGGAGCGATTTTTAGAAGAAGTAACTTTTGCCATTTTAAGAAGTACCTCAGGAGTTGATGGGGCCGGTGGTGGTTGCCACGCGGATGGAGAAGCCAGAGCCGGTGCCACCAATAGTAGCAGCAGCTGCGCTCAGGATTTCGGTCACGTCGTAGCCAGAGCCACCGCTGACGAGGGTTACAGTCGTCACGGCACCACCCGACACAACGATGTTTGCGGTTGCGCCAGTACCCGTACCACCCGTCAGGGCCACACCGTTATAGGTGCCGGTGGTGTAAAGCGTACCACCAACAAGGGTGTTGAGGGTCAGGATGCGGCCCTGAACCACATCAACGCGGGTCACACGACCGGTCTTGTTTGCGTTGTTCGAGGAGGGAATACGATCGGTCCGACGAACAGTAAGGATTGCGGTCTTACAGGCGGCAACGGTGCCGTTAGCAGCAACGGTCGTGGCGGTGGTAGCAAAGGTAGCGGGAACGGTGGTCGTCGTGGTCACACCACCCGACACGTTAACAGTGGTGTGCGTCCGGTTCTTGAGTTCGTCCTCGTCCTGACGACCAGGAGCCGTCGAGATGTTGCCGTAGCTGGAACCGCCTGCGGGAAGAGTAGCCATTTGATTTACCTAAAAAGAATTAAGTTAGTACTAACCGGTAGTCCAGGACAGAACCCTGGAGAAGTTTTTGTGGTCAAAGAAGTCTTGACCGACCCACCAAGACAACCAGTGGTTCGAACCTTTAGACTGGTTGCAATCTAGGCAGGCGGGCACAACATTATGAGTAGTGTCGTGACCACCACGGGCCTTTGGATGGACATGATCGAGCGTTAAGTTTTCAGATGAGCCACAATAGACACACTGATTGTTCCAGTGTTCTTTAATGGCTGTTCTCCACATACGCTTGGCTTCGGCTGCGGTCATGGCCTTAAGAAAGTAAAGGTATTCAGAAGGATCTTTGAGAGGCATGAGGCCTACTTCGGTGGTTTACTTCTTTTTCTTGGGGAATCCTGCTTTCATGTTGGCATACGCTTTAGGTGACACCGTGCTTTTGCTTTTTGGGCGGCTGGTTCCTGCCTTGCGACGCTTGTTGATGTTAGCGTAGAGGCCGGAGGGCTTGGCGTTTCCTTTGTTCATTTGCGGGTACTTTTGCCGTTGTGTCCATTCCGGGCGCGGTTCCGTTTTGGGCTTTCGAGAACCATACGCCCGTCTCTTGTGTGGGAGAGGTCTTTGCCACCCTTCCCAGCAATTCCTCGCTTCCGTCGTTCCGTCCACCGCTCCTCCGAGGCATTTTTGACGGAAGGCTTTTTATTCAGTTTTCGTTGATAGGCCGCCTTCTTAGCTGCTGCCTCAGGATTGGCTGCGTAATACTTGGCGGACTTACTTTTTGCTGGGGCCATCTTCTACAAAGACGTAGTTTTCCAGGCGTTCCAAGCGTTGGTTGGCTGCGTCGGCTCGATTAACCAACACATCCACCGACTTAGCGATATTGTGGAGGGTCACGAGATGCCATCCAAACAAACCAAGGGCCGCTGTGGCAATCAGATTTCGAACTGTTTCTTGGAGACCATCTCCATTGTTACCGGATTGCACGTTCGAGGTCCTCCATTTCCAATTCTAGGGAATCAAAAAGTGCCGACAGGGGAGAACCCATCGTAGCCAATCCAGTAATGTTGTTCTTGGACAGCCAATCGGCGGCTGCTTTGAGGTCCTGCGTCGTTGCAAGACCCCCTTTGATTCGGCTGATCAGCTCGTTAGTGACCAATCCATGCAGTTCGTTGAACTGATCTTCGGTTGCGCGTGTCATACTCTAAAGGAGCCCTTTCCTCCTGATGTAAATTTGCCCAAAATCCACTCATTTCGACCTCTAGGGACCGGTGTGGGCACAAATGGTTGTCGATTTGGGCGGTAAACAATGTCCCTTGTTTGAACATATACCAACAATTCCAAGCTACCGGCGTTGAGTGTCCTGGTAGCGAAATAATCTAGACCTGTGCCCTGAAGGTTGAAGGTTGAAGGCTGGAGATTCAGTGGGAACCTGCGAATAACCTCGGCAGGTATCTGGAATAGAGACAAACTTCGCACTGAACCGTCAATACGCCGTGTCAATAGTAGCGATGTACTGCTGCTACCAAGATTGTAGGAAGTATTGAGGCCATTAAGGATGAAGAAGAGGTTACTGGAAAGGGTGGACGAGCCAACCGTAAAGGATCCAGTTGTAACATTTAGGGCAGACTGCCTTCCAAGAATGGCTGAAGTTCCTGTCCAGGCAAATGACCCAAGGGTTGTGCCCAAGGTAAACTGCTTTGATAGTATTGTGGTTGTTCCCGCAATAGAGAACGTACCAACAGTACTAACAAGAGTTAGGGAGGCCCGAAGGACAGTGCTTGTTCCAGCAAGAGTAAACGTTCCAACCGTAACATCTAGTGGATAAACAGTTGGACCAGCAGCGACATCGAACTGTTCGTCGAACCACTGCCCTATCGGACTATAGTCTTCTAACGGATCATCAAACCATACTGGTAAAATCGGCACTCATCGTTCCTCCCCTTACCAGGAGTAAACGATACACCAACCAGTGCCACCAAGGCCACCAGCACCACCGAGACCGGGGTTCATGCCGACACCACCTCCGCCACCGCCACCGCCACCTTGACCGCCAGCACCGCCAACAGCACCAGCAGTAGAAGCTTGGACGGTAGATCCGCCACCGCCTCCTCCGCCACCACCACCGATGGATGAGCAGTCAGCACCAGCCGAGCCAGCCGTAGGGGCAGGACCAGACGTGCCAGCAGCACCGCCACCGCCAGATGTATAGACGTTGGATCCACCACCAGCACCAGGTTGTCGAACAGCAGGCGTAGCCGTGTGGCCACCACCTGATCCGCCACCACCACCGCCATTGATGGATCCGCCTCCGTTAGAAGCACCAGCTGGAGTAGCTGCTTCGCCAGCACCGCCACCACCACCGTCTTCTGCAACGTTGGTAGTAGAAACAGCAACAGAACCAGTTACACCCTGGCCGCCAATTGCGTTGGTAGCTGCTGTAGGAAGGCCGCCAGTACCACCAGTAGAACCACCAGAAGCTCCAGCACCAGCAACTCCACCGCCTCCACCACCGCCTGTTGCAGTAGCCGAGATGGCACCACCGGCACCACCCCCACCGCCGTAGGCAGTGAAGAACGACCCAAACGTAGTGTTACCACCAATACCACCAGCACCACCAGCACCACCAGCACCACCGCCAGTGCCAGCAGCGCCAGATGAACCAATAGTAACCGTTACCGTGGCACCAACATCAGAAGCAGAGAAAGTGTGGTTGATGTAGGATCCACCCCCACCACCTCCACCACCCTTTGCAACAACGGCAGTGGCCAAACTAGCTCCACCACCACCTCCACCACCAGCACCATACATTTCAAGGTTGATCACTTTTGGAGTGAAGCTGGTTGGCTTTGTCCAGGTGCCGGTTGACGTGAAGACTTGGACATCAACAGGACCAACAAAGGTGCCCGTTTTCTGAATACCGCCGGACGAGTACGCACGAAATTCGCCTTCCTGCGTCAGACCTACCGATTCTCCAGGAAGAAGGGTACCATTCCACAGCTCAGAAATAGTCGTACCGTTGTTGTGTTGAATATCAATGACATTCGTAACAGTTGTGCTGGTATTGGCAATAACCATTGTTCGCAGGTTACGCTGAACACTGGCACCAGGAGCAGGTACAACCGTAGTAGTGGCTGCGGTGACGATGGAGGTATTGGTTCTGCCAGGTGTAAACATTCCAGAGGCATTGTCCACGTAGGACGCATGGACCGTAACCGTACCAGCAGAACCAGTGATAACCTCAATTACATCAGATGTTGAAGTAAGAAGAATCATGGCATTGTGTCTCCAGGATTGAACTGTTTGTTGTCGTCTGTGCGTTCAATCAGTTGGTACCCAGGAAACAATTCCTCTGCTAGTTCCTTGCTTTCAATGCAAATGATGTTCTCAATAACGTTTCCCTTAATGAGAAAAAGATCGCAAGTCATAGTATCAGGTAATCGTCAGAACACCAGCGGCATCATCAAAGTTGAGAAGAAGTGATTCTCCATCGCCAAGGGTAATAGAACTACCATAATCATACCAACCAATCAGTTCATCGTTAGTGGCTGTCTGGTTAAACAACACAACATACCGGAACGGACCAGTAGAACCACCCGTCGAGGTGAGAGTCTTGTCCGTGATGGTGAGCTTATAGACCCCACTCGTTTGAGCACTGCCACTCACCGTAACGGTACGAGCATTGAGGAAGGTGTAGGAGATCTGAGTAATGTTACTCAGTTGGGTGTTGGTGCTAACCGGAGCTGTGTTGGTCAGGGCCACCTCAAGGGTGTCAGATCCAAGGTTGTGGACCTTTTCAGCAAGAGCTTCGGTGAAACTGTTGAACTTGTTAAATGCGCTAGTAGCCATGATCAGTCAGTCAGTTCGGAAATATACAAAGTAGATGCTGCTCCAGTACCCTGAATAGCGGCAATATTAGCATTAGGAGGAACTGCTAGTACAATTCGTTCGCCAGTACGCAGGTAATGAGACGAAGCAGTCGCAGTTTGAGCCCCAACACCAATTGTATAATGACAGTGATTACCACCAGCACATTTAATTGACACAAAACGACACGTTGGCGTCAGTGCTTGGTTTACACTTGTAGCCGCAAGAGTAATGGAACGTGATGCTCCAAGAGAAAATGCCGTAGTGCTAACTTCGGTAGCAAAAGTTCCAGGACTGGTAGAGCCGTCGGTTGTAATGGATGCCATCAGTTATTCTCCAAGATGATTTGAATGAGTTTGGATGGATAGGTAGGGTCTGTTGCATATCCTTCTTTTTGAAGTAGATGGCAGCATTCCCTCCAATCCAAGGCACGATTGACGCCTTTGTACCCCTTGTAGTCCTTGTACCAAAGAGTGATCAAGTGATCAATACATTCGACAGGGGTCTCGTAGTTCTTAAAGGTATCGGAAATGGTGATCCACTTCCCATTGATGAACTCCGATGTTTGTTTTGCGGTGCCTGGAGTGCCCTTAATGCCGAAAAAGTTGTTTTTTCCAGACGTGTGGACGCCCCAGCTGGACTCAAGTGCCCACTGTGCTGCTACAACCTCTGGAAACTTGGCTCCAAGACTAGCCGCAGCCTTCCTAACACCATTAAAGCTGTTCTCGAATGGCACCGCAGCGGGGGCAGGCTTAACGTCTTCGATCCTACGAAGATCCATAAACCATCCAGTATTGGGCCCCTCTACCTCCCAACGTGGAAGCCAGTTCTTCCAGGAGTAGCTGACCTGTTTGCCGCCCCTTCCACGACTCACATAGCCGCCGTTGACATTATCAAGTTCCCCATACGGATCGTGAAAGATACCATGAGTATCCGTCATACCCACTAGGAGAACCCAGTGGCCGCCCCCACGAGGGGCCGTAGGCGTACCATGATGGAGAAACCCCACAGGCACGGGAACACCCTCTTCTAGCCGCTTCTGGAGGGCACTGAGGTTGCCGTTTTTGTGGAAGGTAGCACGAACCTTATACTCCTTGGCAGCTTGGGTTTGTGCTACAAAATTTGTAGTGTCTCCAAACTTAAGCACGGTGCGGAGATAGTCGTCGTCTGCGTTAGAGCCAAGAAGTGATTGCGGCCGTAGATATTTGACGGCCATCGCCATTGTGCTAGAAAAACACATACGATCACTGTGCATAGTCCGGCTATCAACCTGACTATAATATTGAGCCACTGGTAACAAAATGTTTGTCATAATGTTTTTCTCAGATACTTTACAGCTTTTAATAGGCCATCTAAATCGTCACCTAGATGGCCAATGCCCACATTGCAGTGGTAACAAAGTATGCCTCGAACAGCACCAGTAACATGGCAATGATCGACATGCCAGGTATTGTGAGCACCTCCGGGTTCTTTACGTTTACAGCAAGCACAACTATGATTTTGATTTGCTAGCAACGAGTTAAACTGGTCAACAGTCAACCCGTATTTTCTAAGAGTATAGGCTCTTTCAGCCACTCTATTTTTTGGTGTGCGATGGCATGATTTGCAATTAGCTGTAAGTCCATTACGTTTTTTGTAATACTCGGACTCCGCCTTTGCCTGTTTGCACTTGCTGCATACTTTCACCGGAGGGAATCCTTGACCTTTTGAATCCTGTCATCCTCAGACCGAAGGGGCTTCAGCAGGGTGACGACTTTCAGCAGAACCTGAACAACGCTGTTGGAACGATACTTGCTGAGACCAATAACCTCAGAAGCAATGAAGAGTCCGAAAAAGATAGCTGCCTCATAGGTCAGCTTGATGCCGAAGATGGTGATCATTTACCTTGACCTCGTGATTGTTTGCGAGAATGGTTTGGAAGTGAATGATGTCCCTGGCCCTGCTTAGTTTTCTTCGGGGGACCAGGGACGTGGGTTGTCTTATTGAGTGACTTGGGGTTTCCCATTATTGCATTGGACAGAGTTTAGAAAATAGGGCATCCGTTTAGGCTGATTCATAGCAAAGATACCCACTAAACCCGGCAGTATTGGTTAGTTGTGTGTCACTGACAAAGGCAGTTGGACTTTCAAGGAAATACACCAATGCGTTGGATGGGTTCACGTAACTGAAGCTGGTCGCAGAAACTGTATTTCCTTGGTAAAACCAAGCCGTACCCGGTGCAGAGATACCAGCTCTTGGGGGAATAGGGAGATTTAATGTAAGCACGCCTGTTGACGAACCCTTGTTGGAAAGAATGATGTCAAACCAGTAGTGGACGGTCTTGCCAGTTTTCTCAAAGCGGCCATTACGCTGTGTGTAAGTAATGCCGGTATTGCCACCGCCAAAGGCAACATCAGGAGAAAAGCTGCCAATACTGCCGCTATTGTTGTTGGCACAAAAATCAGAGAAATGGAGTGCCGGAGCAACCGCAAAGTTGTTGTCGGTTATCCATGCCAACGTCCCCGTATCCGACAAGTCAGCAGTGTTGGCAAGAAATGTATTACCTTTAATGTCGCTGTACGCAGCATTATTACTGATAGCTAGCGTACAACTCTCAATGGTATTTTTGGAAACTGCTGTGCGAATAGAGCCAGAGTTGATGCTAATTCCTCTTTCAAAGTTTCCGATAATGTTTCCAGAAATTATGTTATCTAGACAGGCACCACCAAACAAGTAAATGGCGTATTTTCCAACTTTGGTAGGGCCATAAGTTGTCTGATAAGTGAAGAAATTATTGATAATCTTGTTACTACTGCAGCCACTTGCTCCAGTTGCACCATTGAAGAAGATTCCATGGGCTGCCCATCCAACGTTGTATGGGCGGCTATAGAACTTGCATTCAGTAATGCAATGATTTCCGCCACCGCCTATCCCAGGATTGCCTTCAATGCTAATGGCAGCCTGTTCCCATTCCTCAAAGTGGCAACGACTAATAAATGAGTGACTACCGGCATTGGTGGCTGGAAATTGGATGCCAATGAAGTTACCATCGGCCCAACAATCAACAAGACGCGCCCAGTCTGACTGAATTATATAGCCACATGCTCCATTGAAAGATGCGTAGCAATTATAAAAATAGTTATGATAAGATGCAGAACCAGATCCAATGACGAATCCACTGCTTGGACATTCATGTACCCATACATTCCTAAAGATAACATCGTGGGCAAGTTCAATCCAAATGCCGTTTCCATTTGCTCCACCAATTCCACCTTTGTTTCCTTGAATCCAGAAGTTTTCAAAGGTGATTCCCAAAAGTGTTTGACTGCTTGGTGAGTGAAACACAGAACCAGTTACAAAAGCTTTGCGGAAATAGACGCCAGTATTGGGAGTCCCCCACTCTCCTTTCGTTTCTCCAATAATAGAAACGTTTGGTTTCAACGTAATTGTAGACGTTAACCTGTAACCGCCATTGGGGAAAAACAGAGTTCCGCCCCCCTTGGAATTGACAGCATTGATAGCGGCCTGAATCGCAGCCGTATCATCCGTAACCCCATCTCCAACGGCCCCAAAGTCTTTTACGGATACAACATCCCTGAGCTTATTCTCAACGTTCCTTGCCGTCGCACCACTGCCAGTTTGGGTAAAGCTGAGTTTGGTTGCAGCGATATTTGCAGACGAATTGATGTCTTCATTTAGAATTGTATCGTTGGCAATTTTTGCAGTAGTTACGGCACCATTGTCAATTGTCCAGATCGCGCCCGCTCCTGATACAGTAATATCGCCCCTATATCCATTGGGTACTGTGCCAGCAAGCGCAATTCCATCCACATAATTTTTGGTGGCTGCATCTTGAACATTAACAGGATCAGCGACATTGGTAATCCTGAACCCACCCATGTTGAGAATACCTTGCATGGTATCCCCAATCTTGTTGAGGGCCCTAAAGGCAATCTCTTGAACGGCGTAAAGGGTCTGAGTGAAGTTAGAATTCAGATCCTTGGCCTTGATGGCCGAACCAGCAAAGAAGGTGGCCTTTGTCTGATCCGTATCGGTGTCCCGATAGATTCGAATGGCAGCCCCAGCAGAAGGGGCCGTCGAGAACTGAATGGATGAAGCGGTGGCAAAGATGTAGTTGGTTACGAGTACGTTGTTAACCGTAACCTTGACATCGGCCTTATCCAGGTAGGAAAAAGACAGGGAATAGATCGTGGTAGACCCATTCCCCGTATAGGTGTTCTGAGTAACAGCCATGGTTTACTTGAAGTTCATGATGTCCTGATAGACTCTGTTCAACCCTTCAACATCAGCGGTGCTGAAATCCTTGGGTTGATCGGGGCTGTAGTTGCCCTGTTGGGTTTGATACTGGGCAGCACGAATTTTACGGTTCTGTTCCGCAATCACCGCATCTTCCAGCTCTAGTTTTGCAAAGGCTCGACGCTTGGAATCATCCCAAAGCTTCTTGACCTCATCATTGACCAGCGGAGTATCACGAGTGTAGTCACTCATGGCACCCTTGTTGCGGTTCTTCCACTTGGTAAGGTCCTCCTTAACCCAATCCAGTTTGCGGAGGTTATCAATGTCCCTGCGAAGTCCGTTGCGGTACATCTCCTTGCGGATGAATTGCTTCTGTTCCGCAGTCATGGGGCGACCATTGGGGGCCTTATCCAGACTGTCTTTCCAGGCAAATTCAATCTCCATAAGGAATTTAGCCACAGGATCCTTGTTTTCAGGGCTCACTTCGAAGGGGGCTATGGCATTTGGAATCCCGCCATTTGGGTTGCGGAGTGGTTTACCCGTAAGCACATCAATGACTTCTGGACGAGTCACAGCATAGCCAGGAAGGGCTACATTCAGAAGGCGTTCAAATTCATTGCTGTATTCCCGCATATACGGATTCATGCTGTTCGACAACGTTCTACGGGCTCCAGCAAGGGGTGTTTGGTTGTTTGCCATGCTAAGGAAGCCCTTCATGACCGTAGTGGAGGTCCAGGTTTCAGGTGATAGAAACTCACCAAGAGCAGCCAAGCCAGAGAAGTAACTCTTTTCGGTAAAGCTTGCTGCAATAGCCAGAACAAGTTGCCCACCAAGTCGTTCGGCAAGATCAGCACCGCCTGCCTTGGAAACCGCTGTAATATCCGCAACAGCAGCAATGATGTTGGAAAGAGGCTCCAGAGCATTATACGAGATGTACTGACCCCCAATCTTGACAGAACGAGCCTGAATGCCTAGCTTTTGCCACCGCTGACGTTCCTTTGAGTCGATTGGAATGTTGCCAGTAAACATTTCATTCCATGCCATAGGCACAATAGATGCTGCGATGACTGTCCCAAGGGCCTGACGCCCTTCGTATTCAGCAATCAACAATGGATCACCGGAAGCCATTGCATCCTGATACTGCCTTGAAAACCTAGCCGTCAGTGGCAGATGCTCAAGTTGGTATGCAAAAATGTTTGCTGGGGTACGAATAAATGGAACCACGAGGCGACCAGCAGGCCCAATATAATCAAGATTGTCTAGAGCAGCCGAAAGGTGATTCAGACCCATTCCTGGATCGTTTTGATAGGTGCCAATCTCCGCATACTTTTGGAGACCAGCATCTTTGATCTGACCAGTGTTTGGATCGACATACTTAGCATACTCGTTGACGTATGCTTTTGTTCGAGCTGCCACATCCAAGGGGCCTTCTTGATAGGCTTTATAGGTTGCAATTTCTGCAATCCGTTGCCGCACAAGGATGGTCTTAAAGGCGTCGTCCATGCTGACCAGCAAAAGGCTGGGCCACTCCAACCACTCAGCAAAGCGATACTGAGCCTTGAGGAAACCCACCGTCAACTGTTCCGCTGGCGTCTTAGCAACCTGTTCCATGGCTTCAAGCATAGCACGAGACTCCGCATCCTGAACTACCCGGTAAGTAGTGGAGGAAGCAGGAATTTTTGTCTGCCACGTCCTGAGAGCTACCCTAAGGGCCTCCTGGGTGCTTTGAGTGATGGCACTATACCCAGCAAGGGCAGCCTTGATCGTGGCCTTATCGCCCTTCCAGGCACCGCTGATGGCCATGCTAGTGGGGGCCTCAACCAAGCGATAGACACCAGAGAAGTTTCGGAAGATGGTTTTGGTGCCAGAAAGAATGCTATTGTAGAAGAGCGACATCTGGTTCTTGCCAAACATCTGCATCGCAGTGCTAGCAAAAGAAACGGTCTTGGATGGATCACCACCAGCAAGAACCATTGCACGAACCAAGGCTCGCATCTTATCTACTGCTTCCGCATCGCCCCTTCGATACGCATCCTTGACTTCCTGTGCCCACTTCTTCAAACGACGTGGGGTGACAACATCATCCATTTCGAAGTCACGGGCAGCCATTGCTGCTTCGCCCGCTTCAACGTTTTTGGTGATGCTCAGCCTCTGTGAACTTAGAGATGCGCCAAAGAAATTGGTACCTTCTTTGTAGAACTCAAGAACACCCACAAGCCTATCAACGGCTCGATCAAAGCTGTTGAAATTATAGATCTGAGCCTGATCGGCCTCTTCGGCCTGTTTAGCTAGATCGTAGATTTGGTTGGAGAAATCACCAACAATAGCCTTCATGGCTACCAAGGATTCAGCAGTGGGAACTTGCCTGCCAGTTTTATTGATGGTCAGTGTGTTCTTCTGCTCTTCAAACAACCTGCGAATTAGAGCAGCTTCACCCTCGTCCGCCACCATCTCATCGTAGGGGCGGAGAGCATCCAGAAAGTCACCATAGATGCGAGACGCATTGCCGATAACTTCATCCACAGTCAGGCCTGTCAGACGAGAAATATCAACAGTGTCAACATCCTTCTCGTACTTACGAACTGCTTGTTCTACCCAGGTATCCTTGTAACCAGCACCACGAATGGCCGAATCCGTCATGGTCTTGCCGGATGCACCATGAATGCTGATCTTACTGGTTTCCAGTTCCAGCTGGTCGGCAGCTACCCTATTGATTGGTTCGGGTTTGACTGTGCCCTGAGTTTCCCAATACTCATACTTTGACTCAGGATTACCAGCTTCAAGAATCGTGTTATCGATTTCTTTCTGCTTATCCATCACATCGTTGAGTTCCTTGTTGAGGCCCTCAAGTACATCCGCATCCTCTGGATCTGTTGCTGAGATCCGTTCCCGAATCTTCTGTTCATCCTGGAGAAGCTTGTTCAGTTCCTCCTCTCGAACATCATTCCAGGCACCAGACTCTTTGGATTGGAGATTGTCGGTCTCCTTAGCCAATTCATCTGACTTGGTAGCAGCTGCATTGACACCCTCAGCAAGAGCTTCCGCATCTGATTTACCGGCCTTCTTGGCTGCCTGAGCAGCAAACCTACCGGCAACCATCGCCGCCAGGGCATTGCCCGCAAAGTTAAGAGGGCCGCCTTCAAGAGCAGACTTGGCTCGATTCAGCCAGGGGTTACCAAGGCGTTCGGTGGACAATCCAAACACAAATGAATCCCGATATTCTTCGGGAACCATCGACTTAACAGCATCCGAAAAGTTACCATCCTTGACGTTGGTAAGCAGGAAATCAGCAACAGCACCAGGAACCAGATCCTCAAGTGCCAGCTTCTTGCCTTTGGCTCCAAGCTTAGCAACGCCTTGAAGTTTTGGATCGATAGGGGCGGTGCCAAACTTACCACCAGGCAGACGGCGAGCACCTCTAACCGTTGCGATAATACTGAGAAGCTTGGAAGCAGCCTGACCAACACCAGTCTTGGGTCCTTCAATACCAATATCCGAGAGGGCTCTTTTGTACCCATCCTCGTAGGGGCGCTTTCCAAGATTAACCGTAGCATCCAACGCGATCTGAGATACCAGATCAACTGGACTCTCAATGATGTCCGCACCAGCCTGTCTTACAGTGCCAAGAACTTCCTTAGCGGCTCCAAGTCCTGGGATCTGACTTTGACCTTTGCGGTAGATCTCTTGGGTTTTGGTGCCAAGCATCCGATCAGCCACTCCTGTGATAACATCACCAGGATCGCTAATGAACTGACCAAAGGGTTTAGCGAATTCCAGAGGATTGACAAGAGATTCATTGAACTGTTTCTCTTGAGCGGCCTTCTTTTCGGCAGCAGCGCGTTGCTTCTCAGCTTCTTGGCGCTTACGCTTCTCTTCCTCTGCTTTCTTTTTAGCCGCAGCTGTGGCACGATTTTGTTTGGTGATAGCAGCGGCATCCAGAACCGGCACACCATCAATCTCTTTGTATTCAGCCATGTTCGTTGGGGAAGTAGGGTCCCCCTCAAGGGACAGTGAATTGACTAAAAGGGCGGGAGGCCCTATTCCCCGCAAGGAACAAGGGCCTTATTTCCCAAGTTGAGCAGCAATGCGCCTCCGCAGGCGATCAAAGTTTCGATACGGAGTCATGCTGGTGCTGCCAGCCGGGGCTGGAGCTAGGAAGTCGATGCTGGCAATTGTACCATCCGCAGATCGAACATTGCCTGTACCGCCTTGTCGGCCAATGATTTGACCAGGAACCACCCGTGTCCCAATCCCCAAGGAGGGGCGAGAAGCGAGGTGGGCATAGAGCACATCAACGGGTTGACGAGTCTCTGGATCAATTGATTCCACAACCACGTAGTTTCCATAGCCAGGTTCAAAGTTGATGTCCTTGATTCTGCCAGGAAGTACTGCTGGGAATTGCTTATTTTCAAAAAATACATCGAGGCCGGGTTGACCATCAGGGCGTTCGAATGTAACGGAACTTACCTGCTGTCGAAACGATTGGAGCCCGGCACCATTAAAATTTCCGCCGCCTGCCATCTCCTGCCTAAGGGCACGAAGGTAGCGTGGGGCATCAATCTTGCGAGTTGCTTCCCATTCCATTGTCAGATCCTCAACAGCACCACGAAGATCATTGCTTTGACCTCGCAGATACGAATTAAGTCTCTTCCTCCAGGGGAATCCCTCGGTAATCACCGCATCAAACAGGCGGTCCTGCGTAGCCTTATCAAACACTGCTGTGTCTGGAATCCCTGCCAACTGTTGAGCAGCTTCAAGGGTCTTGACTTTGAATTGATACTTTCCGTTGTGGAGGTAGCCACGTTGCTTGACCTGGGCGATGGTCATCTTAGGTAGCTGTGGGTCTGTCAGACTCCCAGCAACACCATTGTTATATCCACCATACCCAGCATCACCAGGACCGCCCTCCAGTTCGCCTAGAGCGGCTCTGAGGGAAGCCAGGCCTTTACCAGCGCCTCCTTGGGATTGACTTTGGAGGTCTTGACCGGCTTTGGCTCTTTGAAGGCGAAGTCGAAGCCGTTCTCTGGCGCGACCTGTAATTCTCGGATTTGCCAACCCGGCAGCAGCAACAGGATCGTAGCTAGCGTTGTCTGAGTAGCGTTTAGCAGAAACATTAGAAGAAGTTACGGTGTACGGAATCCCCTGTAATTCAGCCTGTTTCTTCAGAAGTTCATTAACCGATAGGTTGCTGGCCCTGGCCATGACTTCCAAATCTGCAGATGGCTTGCCTCCGTTATTAAGAACATCCATGTTCAACTCAAGGCGTTCTCGTGGGAAGAGAACACTACTGCGTCCGGAGACAACGCGGGGAAGGCGGGCTGCCACCTCTTCGGCTAGCTCTAGACCAGAAGGCCCAGAAACGCGACGAGTCGGTTTAACCATTCCAGGCAAGGTTCCAGGAGTTGGAAGGATCCATTGACCATTTATTTGCCTTGGAGCGAGGCCGCCTACATTGGGGGTAAAGTATTCAGTTAGCTGCTGCTCAAAGAAACTTTGCGCTTGCATCGTATTCATTCTGACTGTAGCCAACTTATCCAAAGTTGCAGCTCTAGCCAGCGATACAGCAGCATTTACAGTTGAAGCTGTTTTATCGGCAAATTGACCATCAGGGATACCCTGTGCTCTCATAATGCCACGCAATTTATCGCGGGCATATCCTCTCATTGCCGATAGATCAGGAAGCAATTTTTCGTTATCATCACTGGGCAGCAAGGCTTTAGCACTCTGGGCAGCACTAGAGCTGATGTGACCAGTCGCTTCAAGGCGATCAATATCGGCAGAGCTTTTAATGATGCCCTTACCAATGGCATCGATGACATTCTGATCATTCTTTGGATTGTAGTTCTTGCCAAAGGTTCTCAGTTTAGTCAGTGCTTCGGTTGCCTCAGGATACAAGGACTGCATCTCCTCCAGTTTCGTCTGCGTTGTCTCAAACAAACGAGGAGATGGGTTGGCCTGGAATTGATTGAGCATTGAGGAGATTTCTTCCCTTACGGATTCTTCAACCTCTTTGGCCTGCTGTTCAATCTGACTATTGAGTTTGGTTCGAATCTCAGCAATATCAAGGCCGAACCGCTCACCAACAGTCCGCAGACTAGGATCATCTGGATTGATGAGGGAGGCTTCGTAGTTATCGAGAGCCGTGTTTGCCTCTACCGGATTGGTTGCCCCGAGCCTTTGGATCTGAGTCAGGATGGTATCGTTGGCTAGTTTGTTGGCCGCCTGCCAATTGCCTGTCAAAGCATAGGCGTCCCTGTATGCCGTAGCAACAAGACTTTGCGCCTGTGTTTTATCGGCAAAGCCGTTAATCTTACCACCAACACCAGCGATGAACCGTTCCTGATCAAGTGCAACTCGATTGGTGACAATCTCCTTCATCCGTTCTCCGAGAATACGTTGCCGTACCCGAAGCATGGTTGGAGTGAGATGTTCAGAAATGATTAGAGGATTGAGATCTCTAACACCAGCGGTCTCCATAAACCGTTGAAGACCTACCTGCCAAACTGCCATCAATTCTGGCTGTGTTTGAGCAGTGGCCGGAGTGATAAATCTCGTGGATCCATCTGGTTGAACCAGAGGAATTTGTGTGTCCCGATCACGCACAAAGGTGTCAAGAACATATTCAGCCTGAGTGGCAGCCAGTTGAGCACGCCCAACCGCTTCCCCATACCGTTGATACGCATTGAGGGTTGGGTTTTCTTGGCGATAGGTTTCACCAAGTCCTGGGTTTACCGCAGTCAGTTGATTGGCGGTCTGACGTTCTTGATCAGCAGCTACTTCAAACTGTTGCTTTTCCTGCTTGTACTTATCCGCAACGTTTGGATTGACCGTAACATCACCATTAAGTACTCGTGCAATTCCCAGTTTGATGTCCTTCTCAATGCGACCTTTCGTCTCTTCAAGCATGACCTTGTTGAGAGTCTCAGAAAAGGCTGTCAATGCCTCCAGGTCTTGTTTATTGTTTTGGAGGACAGTCTCCGCAACAGCATTGGACTGTTCGGTGCGCCGCTGTGTTTCCCGTAGGAACTGGGAACTAGGATCAAATGCTTGGACTGGATTAAACCCCGCAACTCGCTGTGGCCCAGTTAGCTGAATTTGTCCAGGAGTTGATTCATAAATTCTAGCCATTAGCCTTCTTTAGTAGCTTTTTTGGGTTCAAGCTCTTTATAGGTGCTCAGCCCGCCAATAGCAGCAGATCCAAGTCCCGCCACCAATCCAATACCGCTAGGACCCGGCATAGCAATTGGAGAGGAAGGCTTGATGGTGCGTTGAGAAGCCGCCATATTATTTGCAGTCTCCTGCTGATTGTAGATGCTTTCAGCACCAATCCAGTAATCCTGATTGGCATACGCAAGGTTCTGACCCAGCACTGCCATATCACGATCGGCTGTCCTTTCTGCATCCGCCAGCAGTAGCCCGATTGACTGTCCAGAGCGTCCGGTGGCCATCACAAGCCCCTGCTGCTGAAGACTTTGAATGGTGCGTTCCTGGGCCTTCTGGGCTGCTTGGGCATACTCAGCTTGAAGCTTGCTCTGTTCCGAAGTATAGGCCCGATTGGCGGCCTCAGCATTGAGACGCATTTGCGCTTCATAGCTTCTTTCGGATTGGTTGTAGGCTGTCAGCTGAGCCTGATATTGTTGTCGGGCAACAGCATTCGCATAATCTGCTTGCTGCTGCTGTTGCTGATAGGAAGCGATTGAGCCAATAGCTCCACTAGCAAAGGAGCCAATCGCGGTTACAACAGCTAGTGTTCCAGGATCTACGCACATGGCATTAACTTAGCAAATTCTACATAGGTTAGATTGTTGGGACCAACACTTCGATATGCCAACCGCTTGAATCCAAGCATGTGAAGCAGTTTCATGTGCATCTCATTTCGTGGATCAGCAATGTTGTGAAGCATCAGGTAGGAGGTTTGTTGATCGACCCATTTTCTTGCCTCCTTAAAAAAGAGTTTTGGGTACTGGCGGACATAGGGTGTGGTTAACATCCAGATGGCTCCGCTATGGGCATCTGTTCTGGATACCCCAGCCATCCCACATATCATGCCAGCTGGATTCCAAAAACAAATTGGATCCTCTTCGACATCAAGAGCATGAAGGAGGGCCATTCGCATATCAGTAATGCCAAGGCCCTCTAGTTCTCTGCGATCTGCTGGCTGAAGATGGGCGGCCACCCATTCAACGTCGAATGGCCGCGCTTTATCAATGAGTTTGGTGAGAACGCCCATTACTACTTAAGGGAGATTCCTTTGTTGTTGTAGGTGCCTTCCCAGGTGATCGACGTGAGGGCCGTGGGGAAGGGGCTATCCGCCACCAACTCTACCTCTACCTGATCGCCTTTGGCAAGAATAGGAACGGTATTCCGTGCATTCCTTAGAACTGGAATGGCGTTGGCCAGGTAAAGGTTACCAACAATTTGGGGAAGATTGATGGAGAATTCTGCTCTACCATCTGCCCGCACCTTAACGATGTACGGACCAGAATCATAGCTATCGATTGATAGTCGATTGATTGTGGGGATGTTGAGTGTATCCTTTCGCCCCTCACTCACCAAGAAGTAGAAGGCAGGCAGAATAGCGGAGGCTTCATACTTGTACCCAAGAGCGAATTTCTTGGTTGTTTGATTCTCCTCAACCGTCACAAAGTACCGTTGACCAACAGGCTGTGCCAGATCTGTCTCCAGAGGAAGCTCAAGAACAACACCAGGCTCCAGCGGATCCAAGGATACCAGAACAGGCTGAAGGGTGGAATCATTGAATCCATCCTTAAAGCAGATGTGGGTCTCGTCTGTTCCAGCAAAGTAAACCTTGGTGGGATTGTAATCGAAAAGATCAAGGCGCAGATCGATGTACTTGTCCTCAAAGAGTACCGCACCACCAGGAGTATCCGTCAATAGATTGAGCTTGCTGAGTACATGATTACTACCCTGCTGTGTAACCACAAACATTGTATCATGTTCAAACTCCACCATTGCGATGGTGCCTGCCATTTCCCACTTGAACCAGGACGCCATCAGTCGCTTGGTTCCATCCTCAAAGAAGCGGAAGAGATACAGGGACTTGGGTTCACGATTGCTTAGTGCGGTGAACGTATTGGCAGAACTGGTAACCCTCAGATCACGAATGTCCGAGGGAATGTAGGATGGAATGCCTCGTGTAAGTTCGGTAACCGCAGGCTTCTCACCTGGGCCACCAATCACCATTTCAAACGCACCGGTGGATGTATCATTTTGTTCTACGAAAACAATACTAGAACCAGTGTCGATAGGCGAAATGCGGGGCGACTGGCTGAAGCTACTAACCAAGTTAATCTCAGCCGTAGCAGCAGAGAATGCCTCTGTTGAGGTCTCCAGGATGTATTGAGCATTGTCGGCAAACAGGGCCAATCCCCGAGGAATTTGAACCGCATGACGCAATTCAATTGGCTTCAACGAACCGCAACTGAGATCAATCGGATCGCTATCAACGATGGTGATGACCGTGCTTGCAAAGAAGTTGAAGTAGTCCCCAGCCCGTGAGCAGATGACATTTTCATTGGACATCAAGATCAGTCGATTCTTGAAAAATGAAATGCCATGAATGTTTGTCCCAACAAATGTGGGCATGAGGTTGGTTTCTGCGTCTCCAACAACTCGTGGCTGCCAGAACTGGGATGCAATGCCATCTACGGATTGAGTTACCGAAGTGACGGTATCTACCCGGAATGTATCACCCTCAGCACTGGTAACAACATCCAGGGCAGTGTATGCTCTACCTGACCGGCTGATCTTAATGCCAGTGATGGCACCGGTAGTGGATGTCGAAGTTACTTTAAGACGGAGGTTGATACCAGTCCCACCATAAACTGGAAAGCTCTGTCCAACAGCATACCTGCCGTTCCCAGAAGTGAGGATGCTAACAGCAGAAGGAACACCCGTTACTGTTGCAGTAGGTGGGGTGGCAAGTGCTGATGCCTCGTCAAGTTTACGGAAGGTGAATGTGCCGTTTGCCTCACGAATGATTACATGGGGCATGGTGGCTTCATCAAAAGACTTCACCACCCCAGGACCAATTGTTTCCTCCCAGACACCTGTGCCGCTTGAGCTTCCATCGCTGGTGATGAACTTCACATAGTAATCATCGCCAGTTGAATTCTCTGAGGCGAGAACCTTGATAATTGATCCATTAAGGAATTGCCTTGGCAACTCACCAACAACACTGACAGTTCCTTTGTATGCCTGAATGGCATTGCCTGCTGTGCCACCCTTTGCTTCCAGAGAGAAGTCAGCGTTGTTGGCCCTACGAACATGGATGCTGTTGCCCACTCCGGTTGCCACAAACAATGGGTTAGCATTGATGGCAGCGACCAGAGCGTTGATGATCGTTGAGGCACTAAGAGAAGAACCAGAAGTTGTGGGGGTATTGTAGGTAAACGATGTACCAGCAATCTTAACTTCGTAGCTCGTGTCGTATGCCACACTGTTGAGCACCACAAACCCATAGGGGGTAACTGCTGCGCTCACATCTGCCGCATCCTCCAACACGACAACCGTTCTGTTTAATACAAAGTTGTAGTCGTTGATCTGGAGGATGGCCAGATCTGAAGAATCGGTATGTGTTGCGTATGTGGTGGCCGATCCTGCTGGAGTATTTACTGTCTGTTGAATGCCACTGTTTGCGTCCCAGATTCTCAGAACACCTTGCTTGGTAAACTCAATGAGGTACTTCTCTTCGTCGTCTCGGAAGATAGGAAACCAAGTGCCATCAGAGACAGCATTATCAAGCTTACGAATGCCCCGAAGACCCGGACGCTTAGCCAGACCAAAGGTAGGATCTGGATAGTAGTTTGTGCATTTTCGCAGCTGATTTGCTGCCTTGAAAGCATCAGGCTGCTGCGATACCCCACCAATCAAGTTTGGTATTTTCTGAGAAACGGCAGCCATTAGCGTGCAATAGTACGGAACGGAGTGTATGAGACGTAGAAATTCTGACCACTTTCCAGACCAAAGATATTAACTTCGGAGGTGCTGGTATCGTAGGCCAGACAGTTGGATCTGAGGATGGTCTCATCCTGTGCATTGAAGGTCACCATCTCCTGAGAACCAAGTGCTCGTCCAGCGAATACTCTGGTGGCTCGTTGCGTGATGTAGTCCTTGAATGGTTGAGGAAGGTCTTCAAAGTCAAAGAGCCAAACCACATCGCAGTTGATGGTCTCTCCAGGAACAAACTCATAGGTATGGGCCAGCTTATCATAAAGCTTCCCACCCCGCAATACCGTCTGGTATTTCTGAGAGTTAGCTGTCTTGTTATCCGTCAAGGACAGTACATCTTGAGGGATTGCGATTTCCCCGTTTGTGTCCGCAGTGAACGGATAGTTAATTTCGGTGTTAAAGTGCCAGCCCTCGCCTTGAACTTCTCGGCTTACAGCGTCAAGAATAGCCAGCGCAAGAGCTAGTTCAGGGTTAGCCACATCAAGGCTGACCACTGGTGCCTGCCCGATGCCATTCAGCATTTGGTTAATTGCTTGGAGTTGAGTCGTCATGTTATCGGACAGGACATTAAAAAAAGAGGGGCTAACCTTTAATAGGCTAACCCCTTATTAAACCTAGTTTTGGCTAGGATCAGGCCACGTTGCGGAAGGCACCAGCACAGGAGACGCGCACAGGACCAGCACCATAGGCCAGGCGGCCCACGATCACATCGCCCTGATAGATCACCTTGGTGTCAGCACCGGTGGTCTGCACGGAGGGGCCAATGGCCTCCACCACACCAGCAGCATCCCGATGGAAGATCAGGCCGCAGGCGTTGGTGAAGTCGGTAGCGATACCGTAGTTGTTGTTCTCGCCGGTAACGGCGGCAGCATCGATAGCGGTACCAGCAGCCGAACCATACTTGCCCAGGAAGGGGATGTTGTTCGACTTGTAGATCTTGATGCCAGCGATCTCGTAGAGACCTTCGCCGCTGTTCAGGCTGCCACCAGAGGCACCATACTCACGGTTGAGGATGTTGGTGTCCACCTGGCTGATCAGTGCGTAGTACTGGCGAGGGGCCAGCACGGCAACACGACCATCCTTAGGAGCAGCGATTTCATCTAGGCGAGCGGCGGCTTCGAAGAAACCATCCACGAGGGCCTGAGCATCATACTCCTTGTTGGCACCGAGGTTGATACGGAAGCCACCTGGCTCGCCGCTCACAGCAGCAGTCAGGCCAGAGGCACGATCCAGAACGCGGAAGATACGGCGATCATAGAATTCAGCCAGGCTCTGACCGATCTGACGGGCGATGGGGCCACGGATGTCATACTGGGCCAGGGTCTCGTCGAGGTTATCAACGAACGCAGAGGCAACCAGCAGGTCGTCCATTGCGATGGTGGTCTCAGCAGCCGGAGGGTTGCCGCTACCAAGGATCGCGGTGCCAGGGGTGTAGTAGCCAGCCTGGATACGACCGGTGTGGATGAACTGGGCTTCCTTGCCACCACGCAGGGTCCGGTTCATCACCAGGCCTTTTGCGATCGTGTTGTTGCGGAAAGCTTCGTAAACTTCGCCCGTAAAGAGCTTCAGAAAGAGAGCCTTCTTGTCGCCAGCCTTGTTAACCTGGCCAAGTTGCGTAATCGTTGCAGTCATTGTTCTAAAAAGTTAAATGCCGTCAATTAAATCTAGGGCATTCAAAGCTTTGTAAGCTCGTCTATCACCTAGATACGGCAGAAATAGATTTAGGATCCTTACTACTTCCGCCTTTTTGGCTGTGTGCCATTCATAAGCTGGCCTCCAATGTTTATTGCTTTTCATCTGAGTTGTTATGTAGGGTCCATTCATTCTTTGAATACCTACAACTTCCCCAAATTTTTGGACTACATCTTTATCGCACATCTTCAAACTAAGACGTGGAAAAGTGTATCCGCTAGTATTGCAGAAAACTATGGAGCCTTCACCTTCGAAAAGCCCAGCAGCCCATTCAATAGAGTTTGCGCGCATTGAATGTATTCGGTTTTTGGGTAATACGTCCGTTGTATTGGTTATCCGACGCATCGGGCCAATACTCCAGTTCGAACTGGGTTTTTTACGAGGTTATCCCATCCTCAATAGGCAGGGGGACATTGCAGTCCCCACAATCTGTTAGATCAGATCGCCGCTTGCAGCCAGTTTGTTCTCAATGTCAATCCGATAAGCTGGATCATTCCGATAGCGTGGATCAGAGATGGCGCGGGCCAACTCTGCTTGAGATCGGAAGCCCTGGACGGATTGTTGTTTAACGGACTTACCTGAAACCGTCTTGCCTTCAAACCCAACAGCATCCTTGTACCGCTGGTTGAGAGCCTGAACAGCAAAGAAGATGGCATCCTTGTTGCCAGTGTTGACTACGTTATCATACGCAGCCACCTCAGCAGGAGTCAGGTTCTCCGCAGCCCATGAAAGGGTTTCTTTGTAGGAGTTTTCCCCACCAACTGACTTAACAATGTCAGCTGCCTCTGCGTCTGAGAGGGGCTTACCAGCGGCAAGAGGAGCATTCTTTTGAAGTTCCAGGTATGCCTCGATAAGTTTTTCGGAGGGCAGCTCCTTGAGCTTCTGAAGCGTCTCAGGCTTGATCTGATTGTCGTTGCTGTAGTATTCTTCGGATGCCTTGAGAAGGACATCTTTTTCTACAGCCAGCACATCCTGAGGAGCCTCTTCCGTAGATTCAGCTTCATCCTCATTGTCGGATTCGCCTTCAGTGGTGTCGTCTTTCTGGCCCAACTTTTTCTGAAGTTCCAGATAAGCCTTTTCCAGATCTTCTGCTGACTTGAATTTGCCAGCGTAGTTAAGCTCTGCCTCCGAATCCTTACGGGCTTTGTCGTAAGTCTCGCTTTGAATTGCTTCCTCTTCGTCCTGAAGGCGGCTGCCAAGTTCAAGGAGGCGGGCCTCCTCTACTTCACGAGCAGCAGTTTCAGCCGGATCGGTTGCATCAAATGTGAGTTCAGGCATAATGATTAGTGGATGACGAGGGTAACTTTGCCGAGGCCAGGAACGATAATGCGGGGTCGAGAACCAATCAGATTGGAACTGACAGTATCAGCACTGACAGAAGATGCTCCAGCAGTCTTATGACGCGGGGTCAATTCAGTGGAAGAAGATTCCTCACTGACTGACTCCTGCTGGAGATCCTCCGGGGGTTTGCCCTTGGCCGAGTTGCGAGAAGTTGGAAGCGACATTACTTAGGGATTCAATTGCTTGAGGATTCTTGGAAGGATCCAGAAGTGGAGCCTTGGCAAGATTACCTGCTTGGCCAATGAGAGATGCTTGAGCACTCTGGGCGGCCATCTGTGATTTCTCAACGTTGCGTTCTTCTTGGGTCTTCACCAGTTTCAGCGTATCAATGCCTTGAGCAGCAGCCAATCGCTTGATTGCTTCCTCTGGGTTGATAAACGTCATCATCATTTCTGGACCCATGGATTGGCTGATTGTGCTCAAGAACATCATGAGACTTTCACGATCTTGACCACGGCCAATGCCTTCGATGCCCGCAATGACGGTTGGATAGACAACCCCCTTGGGCAGCTTAGGCAGATCACCCGAACGTTGAAGAGTGAATAGCTTACGTTGGAGGTAGGGACGAAGTAGTTCGGCTGTCAGATTCCCATAGATTCCCCCAAGCTGTTCGTTGAGTTCCTGCTGGGTGGCGCGAATTTCTTCAGCAGTAGTGCGTTCACTCTGCCTCACAGTAAGAATAAGGAATGCTTCACTCAGTCGTTGTACCAACTGGGTGATCATCTGGTAGGCAGACGCGAAGTCGGCCTGCTTTTGAACCTGAACAGCCGTAACATCTTCGGCCCTACCTTGAATGATAGCACCGTTGCCAGCCTTTGCCAGCGTTGAAGGCTTAACGGTAGCAGAAGGAGATACCAGAAAGACAACCTTGGCAGCAGCAGCAGAACCCTCAACCATGGCCTGCATCAGACCTTCGAGGGACTTAAGATCTCCGAGGTACTCTTCAATCCTACCACGACCATAATCCTCACCATCCACTACGTTGAACCGCAGGGGAAGCCAGGGGCTAGTTGATTTGGGGGCCTTGCCTTCGGATTCAGGCACCACCTCTCCATCTACTTCTTGCCGCCAGCGCCACTGCCCATCCTTGAGCTTAGCCCAAGTATAAACAGCAGCCTCGCCTTCGCCAACATTTACGTCGATGCTAGGAGTAGAGGCATTGTCACCAGTATGATTGACTACTTTCTCTTCGTGTTGGAATTGTTCTGGAAGGAACTGTCGATCAATAGATTCAACCGTAAGGATCTCTGTGGGTTGACCCTCTCCATCACGGACGACCACAAAACGGTCAAGAGGATACAACTTCACACCCTTCGAACCCATGTATACCAGGACATTCCCGGTTACAATCAGATGCTTCATTGCCTGATGGAGGACAACACGGTCCTGTGATTCGGCAATGTTTTGCATGACTACCCGCTCCATTTTGGAGAGGCTCAAATCAATCTCTGATTTGATTGTAGCATCAAGATCTGGATTCGAGGCCAGCTTTCCGTCGTTGATCTGAAGCTTGAAGAACGTAGCTGTTACTGGAAACAGGCTAAGCATCAGCTTCGAGGCCATGACGTTAACGCCTTTGGCTCCGATAGATTGCCAGGGGGTAGGAAGCTTCTGCCCATTCACCAGACCCGTTGGGGTGAGGAGATATGGAAGACTTAGAGCTGCACAGTCCCTGGCGGTATCGAGGAAGATCGTCCGGTCACTTGCCAGTTTTGCGTATCGGGAAGCGGCAGACGAGGATTCCATTGTTACTTACCAATGTTGAGGTTGATGCTGCCACCGGAAGTCTCCGGAGCAGAACTTGCTGCGGCACCAGCAGTGGAAGCCGAAGCGGTGGGAATACGAAGCCGACCTGGGCCACGAGCGGCAGCACTCTGGCTGGAAGCACGCTGGCTCTTGGAGGGACGGATCGTAGTGGGGGCGGTTGAACCACCTGCCATAGGGCCCGTAACCGGAGTAGGAGGCGGTGGGGGCGCTGCGGGCATCTCCGGATACGGAGGCATCTCCGGCATGGGCGGTGGGGAAGGGGCCTGGAAGCACATAATTACACCTTTGATTTGAGGTAACGGATGATTTCAATACATCCAGCCATCCTACCGGATTCCCACGCTGTCATCTCGTGGTCGGGGTAGTTGTCTGGATACATCTCATCGAGTTCAGCAATGAGGTTCTTAAGAGAAATACTCCCCCCAACCACACGGGTCAGGGGAAGCAAGTCTGGATCTAAGTAGTTGTCAGCCATACTGAGGGAGGTCAGTGTTAGATGCCTCAAAGAATGCTGGCATCCTGGCACGTTTGGTATCGGATAGGCCCGGTGCCTTACCCCTTTCATACAAGGAATCAGACTGATTCAACCAGAAGTCCTTGTCCAGATACTTATTCTCAGACGAGGACAGTCCATCAACTACCCATCCAACAGTCGCTCTACGAAGTCGATTGAGGCCTGATGTGGACTTGAGGCCCAGCTCGGAGCAGACCATCGAGTGGACCGCGACGTGGGTTTGTTCGTCTCGGCTGATGTCTGCTGCTGTGGTGCGGATGCCGATGTCTCCCGTGAATCGGAAGAAGGGAAGGATGACGAAGAAGACACTACGTTCAAGGATGGCAGCTTTCAAGAGGGGATGTTCTGGTGCGTCGAGCCATGCCTTGAGGATGTGCTTGGCTTCAGCTTCGAACTTATCGTTGGAGCCGTGAGCCGCAACAACATAGCTAAGAGCTTGGTCGTGACGCTCTTCATCCAACTGATTAGATAGCAGAGCTTGACGTACACCAGGAGTATTAGGTAGCTCCTTTTCCAGCCCCTGCTGTAGGAATTCTCTAACAGGCAGTTCGAGGTGGCGTAGACCAAGGGCACGGTAGATCGCGTCTTCGGCACCATCAACTAGTTTGCCTTTCTGAACAGCAACTGGAGTCCACTTGCGTTTGCGGCTGATGACTTGATCATAGGGCGATAGTGTGGGGTTCATTCTCCGCAAGGAATACAAGGTTCATTGTCGGGCTGAACTTTCGGGCAGCCACAATCCGGATCAATGTCTGTTTCAAAGTTAAAGAGATCTTTGAAATCATCATTTAGTGCAGCCAGAGCATCGTCCTTGGCCTGCGTATCAGGCATCACCTGAAGAGCATAGTAGAGAGACGTTTGTGGCGAGTCCAGCCACTCCTTGAGGAAGGCTGCGTCATAAGTGACGACATCACTCCAGCTGTTGAACGAGTACCCATGGAACAGCAGTGTATGTTGGAAGAGTCGTACTATTCCATCAACTACCCGCGTGTAGTTATCCCAACCAACTTCCGCAGCAATTTCGCAGTCGTCAGGGTAATCGTATGACTGAACCCCAAACGTTCCCGAATCACGATCGACGTGACGGCTAATAGGAGGAGCCAACTCTGGAGTGGCAGTGAAGCCCCTAAGATCGATGTTGCTGTAGCTGCAAGAAGCGGTAGGAGCAATAGCGAACGCCCTGTCCATCTTGGCGTGGCGGGCGATCTGTGCTGCTGCTTCAACGGCCTTGGCAAGTTCCCCAACGAGTACATCGGCGGGGGAATTTTGTGATGCGTGTGCGAAGTAATCATCTAAAGCCTGACCAAATTGTTTGTAGGTGACTTTGTGATAGGCAAGGAAGTTAGCCAGGCCCAAAACACCAAGTCCTACTTGTCGGTCAGTTTCAGGAGGCAAATATTCTCCAGTATCTCCAACTCCTGTCTTAGCATGAAGTGCTACCAGCGACGACATGCCCTCGGTAAATGCTGGCACCAGCTCATCAATATCGCAGGCACCAAGATTGATATGTTGTAGGAGGCAAGTACCACGGCTGGGTAGGTAGACCTCAAGACATACATTTCCGTAGATACGCTTACCGTAGGCATCACGACGAATCTTATTCAACCAGATATCACCCTTCTTGATACCATCAAGGGTAGCTGCAATCAGTTCTGGAGAAGCATACTCCAAAAAGTGACTATCAACATTAAGACAACGCTTTACCCAAGCCAGATCTGAACGACTGGCACGGATGAAATCAATAGCATCGGGATGAGTATAGTCAAGATGGCATACCACAGCCCCGTTCTTGTAGAATCCTCCCCTTCGAAGTGTTTCATTAAGAGCCGAGTAGATGCGAGCAAAAGAAACAGGACCAGAGGCGGTAAGGCCGTGACCATTGTCGTGGCCCAGCGGGCGGAGTTTAGAAAGGTGGACCGCAACACCAGCACCATTACGGAGAGCGTGGGAAACAAAACGCCAGGAGGCTTCAATACCCTCGGGACCCTCCATGCTGTCTTCTACTACAAAGACGGTGCAACTGACGGGAAGGCGCGATTCCGGATTGTCGATCCACGATTGAACGCGACCGGTCCGGGCGATAGTTTTAGGGAGGTCTCCCAGGTCAGCAAAGTTGGTCATACTAGATCGTCAAGGATAGGTGGATAGTAGTTGGGGCCCTTCAGTACTTTACCATCTGCTCGACGTAGGGGTTTGCCATCGACCAGCTTGGACATATTGCTTTCAAACACTCGTCGCATAGCCACGTCTAGATTCCAACCACGAGCAGCAGCGTACTGGTAACAGACAAATACAAGATCGGCCAGCTCCTTCAATTGATCAACCTTTGGGATACTCAGCTCATCTTCAAACGCATCACGCCACTCCTTGTACTCCTCGTTGATCAGAGATGCTTGAAGTTCGTGAACATTCTCATCAGAAGTATTGAGAGGTTGATCCATTACCTCCCGAAAAGTAATGGCCTGTTGAAGCAACGATGGAGTGATCATCGATTACGACCTTCCGAAACTTGGGCAATCTTCTTCTCAATGTAGGCCTTAGCCTTCAGGAGATCATCCAGTTCGGACTCATAATCCTTATACCCAGCACGGCAGATGTACTTAACCACATTGCCACAAAGGAAGTCCAGGTTCTGATCAATGATGAAGTCCCAAACTTGAGACCCGCCACGTTGGTAGTGGGAGGGTGAATACTTACTCACGTTTTTCGAAGAACTCTTTGTAGGCTGGGTTGTTTCGGATTTTCCAGAGGCAGTACTCGTTCCAGAGTTTGCCCACGGGTCCTCTGTGAACCATTGCTTGTCGGTCGAGCCACAATCGGACTCCAAGAAGTCTTTTATGGAATTGTAGTGAGAGAGTGGTTCCAAGATTCTGAAGGTGTAGATCGACATAATGAAAGAGATTTCGATCCAGAATGTAGAGAACAGCAAGGACTAGAATCAGATCTAGCCAAATGATGGGGTCCATAGGATAGGTTCCTTAGTCGTGGAATTGTATTCACCAGGACGAAGGATCCTAGCCAAACGAGCGTTGCGGAGGGCATCCTCCTCGGTCAATCCAGTCTTTTGGTAAGCGGCTACGATAGCCTCCCATGGATCTTCCGCTTTGTCAAGGATCTTCCTGGCACCTACTGATCCAACCCCAGGAACCCCCTTGTACCCGTCTACCGGATCACCGGTCAGGCACTGCGTCCAGAACCAGTAGTCGGCCTCTTCGGGGGTGACAGTGACCTCCTCTTCGCCGTTGAACAGGCGACAGGCGATCTGTTTCATGTCCTTGTCGGGACTGATCAGGATAAAGTCAGATGGATCTAGGTGGCACTCCAATCCTAGGGCATCGTCTGCTTCGAGATTGGGGTAGCGAATAACTTTGTAGTGTTTTGCACACCAGTTGAGAAGCCTCTTGTATCCTACGGGCTTACGCTTGGTGCGCTTGCCCTTGTATTCCGGATCAATAAGCTTCCTAAAATTTTTTGTGTCAGAAAAATAGAGGGTGATGTAGTTGCTGTCAAACCGTTGACGGAGGAGTTGGAGTTCCCCCTCAAAGATTTCTAGGACAACCTTAAAGTTGCTGGCGATCGTTATCAGATCATCGCCCCAGTCAAGTTCCGTTTCAGCAGATTGACAGGCGCGATAGGCAAAGAAGTCGGCATCAACACGGAGATGTGTATCAGTGACAGTCTGCCCACGAAGCTCCTTCTTTTGCTTCTGCCGCGAGGGGTACTCTGAGGTTGTAGTATTCTCCGGCTTGGACGATCGCCCATTCGAGTTGGAACTTGGCATCATTAACGAGGTTTGGTTTTACAGCAAGTTGAATTTCGTCGTGAATCCAACCAAGCCATTGGAAGTCCACATCCCAGGCATACCCCAGTTGTTGGAATTGATTGAATGAGATGACATTCCACCTTTTGCAAACAATGGCTCCTGCGGATTGAAGGAGGTAGTTAAGGGCAGCGTGCTTCTTTCCTTGGAGGCGGATGGGGCGGCCATCCAACCCTTTGAGAACATCGGACTCTGCTCGTTTGTTGACCGCCTTGAGTAGTTGATCAAGGCCAGGAATAGCCTCAAGGAACTTCTTGCGAATGTCCTTACCAAGAGCAACGGCTTTCTTGTCGTCAAGGGACTTGTCTAGGGAAGCTCCGATCTTCTTATCCGATGCTCCGTAGATGAAGGCGTAGGTCAGGGTCTTAACGTCCTTTCTGGAGCAGCCAACCCGATCAGCATTTTGTTGATGAATGTCTCCATTGACAACAACATCTGCGAAGGCACCTCCATCATAAAAAGCAAGATAGTGGCCAAGCATACGCAGCTCAAGTCCAGAAGCATCAGCGCCAACCTGACGCATACCTTCGCCAGGACCAAACAGTTCACGACACCGAGGATCAGAGGAAGTCTGACCAAGGTTAGGACGACTGTGGGCATTCCGTCCTGTGTTCGTGGCCAATTGGCACGTATGATGGATACGTCCTTCCCTGGTGACAGTCTTTAGCCAAGCATTAGCACCATCTGATAGTTGACCCAGAGCCTTTTGAAGTTCTAGGATTCGTCCAAATGTATTGGCCTCCTTTGTTCCGATGGATTGGAGGATGCCTTCATCAATCTTGGGTCGTCCGGTGTCGGTGAATACCTCAGGTTGCCAATTCCTCCAGGTCATGAAGGCCCAACCGATGTGGTCGCGGCTTGTGGGATTGAACTCCTTGAGTTTGGTGAAGGAAGCATCCTTGATGTATCCACGTGTTGCGTTGGGACGCTTAGGGGTCATCTGACCACCGTCCACATACGGAAAGGCTGCCCTCATTTGATCAGCCAGTTGATCCATTTCTGTTCTGAGAACGGACTCTAACTGCTGTGCCTTACGGACATCAAAGGGCCATCCAGAGGCTTCCTGCTTGGCCATAATGGCTGCCACATCATGCTCAAGTTGGATGGAATCTTCGAACTTGCTCAGCTTTGGTGAGAACAGCTCGAACAAAGTCATGCCAACGTGAACATCCTGTTCGCAGTAGTCTTCCATTTCATTGGACCACTCCGACCAGTCAGTAGTTTTAGCAAACTGTCCCTTGTAATCACCAAGGCGATAGCCCCAAGATTCAAGAGAGTGCCTACCGAAAAGCTTACTGGGCATTCCGATGGGCCTTTTACGAAAGTCCCTTGAAAGAATGTCCGGAAAAAACATCCTACTTAGGATCAACGTGTCTAGGACCTTACCCCTTGGTTCAAAGAATGGATAGATTCCTTGAAGCACCGGAATATCGAATCCAGCAATGTTGTGACCAACAAGGAGATCGGCCTCTGCCAGGATGTTGACCCCAGTAGTTACGGACTCACGGCCTCCTGTGTCGTTGTAACGGAATACCTCACCAGTATCCAGATCCTTTGCCACGATACAATGTACGTGACTTAATCCTTGGCGTGGTAGTCCGTTTGTTTCAATGTCAAACAGAAGACGCATCACCACTGCTCACCTTCTTCTGCGTCCAGTGCCCTTTGAGTGAGGACATCAGGCTTACCACACTCAGTACAGAAAAAGCCAGCAATATCCATCTCTGAATAGAAGAAGGAAGTAGAACCGCAGGAACAAAGATCATGTGTGTCCTTAGAAATCAGTGTAGTCATCGTTCGAGGATTTGGAGGACTTTGAATCAAAAGCAGTGGTAAGGTCTTCGGTCATGCGACCTGTCCCCTTATCAAACACAATAGCACCAGCAGGGCCGGTCTGTCCATTGAAGCGATTCTTAAGAACTCGAATGTTGGCAAGGTTGTCGCCAGCACTCAGGTTCCGTTCAAGGGCGACCACGATGTCAGATAGTTGCACAATGGAGTGGCTGCCCCTGAGGTGCCCCAGGCTGACCTGTGCGCCATCTTCATGGCCTTTGTCGTTCTGAGGCCGTTTGAGGTGGCTGATAAGGATCATACCAATGCCCGTCTCCTCCACAAAGGATCGGAGCTTGGTCATGGTGAGGTCGATCAGCTTCCTCTCATCGTGTGACTCGTTGCCAGACATGAGGATGGACAAGTGATCCAGGATGATCCAACCAACTTCCTTGGCGAGTGCCATGAACCGGCAGTCGGAAAGAATTGCATCAGGGTCCACAGAACCAAAACCATCTCGCAGGTATACCCTGCCAGTACCCAAGGAGGCATCGAACGCAGTCTTGAGATCATCCGTAGGCAGTTCGTTGTTGAGGTGGAGAGGACGGTTGGCCTTGACAGACATGAGTCGCAAGGCGGTTCGTTGGAGGTTCTCCTCAAGAGCAATATATCCTACACTTTGGTTCTGATCAACCAGTAGTTGAGCTACCTCACCACAGAAGGTCGATTTCCCCACCCCTGATCCAGCCGTGACTGTGACCAGTTCGCCTCGTCGAAGACCACCAGTAACGGTATTGAGACAACTAAAGGGCCAATCAGCATCCCGACCATGGAGAGGGCGAGTGGCCAGATCGAATAGATCTCGACCATCGATGACTGTTTTGGGTGAGTAGGACTTCTTGTTCCACAGGGCCTGCCTGATGGCTTCCCCATCCTTTGCGATGAGGGCTTCGTTTGCGTCTTTGTATGGATGGGTTTTGGCTATGAACAGTCGATCATGTGGAAACAAGCTCGCGCAGTCTTGTGCTGCTTGAATCCCAGCATCATCATTATCAAAGAGGAGGATGATCTCCTCAAAGCCCATGATCCACTTCAGTTGGTGTTGGAGGGCTTTCTTGGCTGCCTGTGCTCCATTGGGGAGGCTGACGACTGGCCAACTATTTCGAACCTGAAAGACACTCAGACAGTCGAACTCTCCTTCGGTGATTACAAGGGATTTACCTTGCCCCCAAAGTTGCTGACCAAAGAGTGTATGGTCTTCGTTCTTGCCTACCCAGCGAAAATCCTTCTCAACATCACGAGCTTTATACGCGAGGAGCTGTCCAGTTTGCGAGTAGTACGGGAACTGAACAACCTTTGAATCACGGTCAAGTCGAACATTGAATTTACGGCAGGTCTCTTCAAGAATGTTTCGTGTTCGAAGGGGAACAATTTCCCCAGAGAGTTCCATAATTGATCTGCGATGAGGCTTGTGAACATTGATGGAGTCTGAACCTGGAGCCCAGTGCCCGCAGGAGAAGCAATACGAATGGCCATCAGTGTAGAGGCTGTTCGCATCGCTACTCCCACAGGCTGGGCATGGTTCATGCCTTACGAATTCGGAGTCGGATTCTCGAACCATTCCAAGGGGATGTTGTAGGAAGGAGCCCACGGAAACCCATTCTTTTCTGCCCACATAGCATAGGTAGTTTTGCTGGTTTTCGTGAGCGTATTTCGTGGCGCTTGGAACACCAGACGAATGTCTAGCTCCGGATGCTGTTGCTTGACGGCTAGCATCTTGCGTCGATCTTCCGGCTTGAAGTACCCCTTGGCCTCAAGAATTACCCCGTTGGGCAGTATGAAGTCAGGGGTGTATACAGCCGATAGGGTATAGTTGAGGTGAAGGCTTTCATACTCAAACTTGTACCCATTAAGCTCGAACCACCGGGCCAGCTTCTCCTCCAGTCGGGACCGGTACTTTGCCATCAGAACGGGAGTTCGTCGTCAGCATAGCCGGTAGGACCATCGCCTGGATCTTCGGAGGGTTCAAAACTAGGGCTATTAGACTTGAATCCAGCAATCTTACCAAAGAGAGTTGCCACTTCAGTTTCATCCAGCCCGCCGTTATCAGAACCTCCAGAACTAACCAGCTTGATGATCTGTGCGCCACGCACCTTAAAAGAGCAGCCAACCTTGGTGGCATAGACATAGGGACGAAGGTCAATGATGAGACGAACAGTTGTCCCTTTCCAGATCTGAGTTTCAAGATCGATGGGAATGCCATCGCTGTCTACCCAGGGGAACATGGGATTGCTGCTGTCACCACCGTAGGAGTACTTGACTACACCCTCTTCATCCCACTTGGGAAGTTCTTCCGTGTAACGCTTACCATTCTGCTTGTTCTTAGCAGCAGCAATTGCCTTCTCGTAGCCACGATCAAACTTAGCAAGATTCTCTTCGGGAATCCTAAAGGTGATCGAGCAGTTGTTGAATTTACCAGACGGCTTAAGGGCATTGATGTATCCCTCAAGGGTGGTCGTGATAATGAAACGGCCTTCAGACATGTTGGAAGTATGAAAGGTAGATGATGATGGTAGTGTGATTCAGTCTTCGGTGCTAAGGATGCCTCGCAGTTCGATGTCATCGATGGCCCCCTCAAGGTCATCTTCGAACAGCCCTTCGGTTACAGTCTTGTAGCCATAATCATAGGCAGCAAGACAACCGTCAATGTTCAGACCCTTGGCTGCAGCAAGAATGAAACTTGCGTCCCCCAGCAGTTCACCAAGGTATCCAAAGAAGTCAACACCATGCTCGTTTTCTGTTTCCAGAAATTCTTCAAGCAGGTAACTCACAACGGACTCCTTGAACCCAGTCAGTTCAACGGCCTGAGCAATGATCTCTTGAGCTGGAACGTCAGTCATTTAGCAGAAGAAGTAGGACGATTCCTGAACATCATTGATATTCAGAGTGTTTTGCATGACAGTCTCATCGAACTCTACCCCAAGAGATTCAGCCCATTGTTGGAGGACTGGTTGGGAATAGATCTCAACAAACTTGTCACGGATCTGTGTGCCCATCTGATCCATGTCGCAGGAACGACCCAACACACAGTCGTGGATGACAGTGAATGGGTATTCGCAATCCGCAAATACCAGATGAAGCAATGACGCATCCAAACTGTGAATCAGATTGGGACTAGCAGCAGTCTTGGCCTTGTTCAGATCAATCTGACGCTCTTCCCATTCCTTGTTCAACCATGTTTGAATCCGTTGACCAAGAAGCCTAGTTGACACAGGCTGAGATTCATTCTTACGGTATTCCTGAATGACATGAAATCCAGAAGGCGTGAACCATTCCAGTGTGCTAGAGCCTTCCTTGATCTTTGTTCCCGCAGTCTTTTGAATGAATGTCATAGAGGCACATGGCCCAGCAAACACTTCTCGGACTGCAAAGCGGTAGACAGCCTTGACTATGGCTTGAAGTTCTCCTCTTTCCAGCTCCACCCCTTTGAGTTCTTGTCGGATGTAGTCTCTCGCACTGTTCTCAGTGACACCATAAGG